ATGAAGCTGTCGATGAAGCTTCGCACGCGACTGTTCCTTAGCATCTCCGCACTGATCACCGTGGCGCTGCTCGGCCTGCTACTCGGCCTCTTCAGCGTGACGCAGATGGCGCGCAGCCAGAGCGACCTGATCCAGCGCGGCTTCGATGCCGTGCAGATCGGCCAGAAGCTGCGTCAGCACCTGGGCGACGAGCTGATCGTACTGATCGACAAGGAGCCTGACCCGCAGCGCCTCCAGACCATTCGCCAATCGTTCCGCGCCACCTTCGAGGAAGGGATCAACGCCAACCTCGGTGCCGATTACATACGCGCAATGGAACGGGCCGCAACGCTTTACGACGAGATGGAAAAGGCAGCCAGCAACGGCACCCCGCCTGGTGAAACGCCTCACGGCCTGGGCACCTACAAACCCTTCACCGACGCCTTCCAGCGCCTTCGTGACCACCTGCTGGAACAGCAGGACCAGGTCGTGGAATGGGTCATCGCCGCCGAGAGCAAGGCCGGCGAGCGCTCACAGCTGATCGCCGGGCTGCTGGTACTGATCGGCCTGGCAGTGCTGGCGATCGGTGTACTTACCGCCCATGGCATCGCGCGCCGCTTCGGCGCTCCCATCGACATGCTGGCGCGCGCTGCCGACCAGATCGGCCGTGGTCGATACGACGTGGTACTGCCGGTCTCTCCAGTGCTCGAACTGGCGGTGCTGAGCCGCCGCTTCGGTCTGATGACCGAAGCCCTGCGCGAATACCACTCGAGCAATCTCAACCAGTTGCTCAGCAGCGAGGGCCGACTGAAGGCGGTGCTCGACAGCATCGACGATGGCCTGATCATTCTCGATGCCGAAGGCAACATCGAGCACGCCAACCCAGTGGCGCTGCGCCAGCTGTCTCGGCATACCGATATACAGGGCCAGCCGATTGGTCCACTGCTACCCGAACACTCGGTGGACGAAGCGCTGCGTCAGGTACTGGCAGGCGAGCTGCTGCAGGAGCCGCCGGCCGACCTGCAGATCGAACGTGACGGGGAAACCAGGGTGCTGGCCTGGGCCCTGACACCGGTGCAGGTGAGCGAGGGCGGCAGCGTGGGGGCCGTCATGGTGCTGCGTGACGTCACCAAACAACGCGCCTTCGAGAGAGTGCGCAGCGAATTCATCCTGCGCGCATCCCACGAGCTGCGCACGCCGATCACCGGCATGCACATGGCCTTCAGCCTGTTACGCGAGCGCATCACGCTGCCATCAGGCGGACGCGAACAGGAGTTGATACGTACCGTCGACGAGGAAATGCATCGCCTGGTGCAACTGATCGACGATCTGCTCAACTTCTCGCGCTACCAAAACGGCGTACAGACCCTGCAGCGCCACCCCTGCGACCTCGGCGAACTCGTTCAGCAGATGCCGCAGCGCTTCGCCGAAAAAGCCGGGGAGCGGGAGGTGACACTGGTCTGCGATATCCACGAACCGCTACCGCACCTCAACCTCGACAGCGCACAGCTGGAACGATTGCTCGCCAACCTGACCGACAACGCCCTGCGCTATAGCAATCCGGGCGACACGGTACGGCTGCAGGTACGCCGCCATGACGAGCAGGTGATCGTCAGCGTACAGGACCAGGGCGAAGGCATCCCCTTCGAGCAGCAGGCGCGGATCTTCGAGCCCTTCGTCCAGGTGGGCCGGCGCAAAGGTGGCGTCGGTCTGGGCCTGGCCCTGGCTCGGGAGATCGTGCAACTGCATGGCGGCCGACTCAGCGTGCATTCGCGCCCAGGCGAAGGCACCACCTTCTACTTCAGCCTGCCAGTGTGACGCCTTACGGCTTAACGCCAGCCAATACACCTCGTGTAGCGCCGCGCGAAAAAACGCAGGCTTGTGCGCGATAAACACCACAAGCCTAGCGTTTCACCTGTGGCAATAGAATTGCCAATCACGACCCGGCATAGCCAACCATAACCGTAAGGCTGGCCCAGGAACTGGATGGGTTCACTGGGTTGGGCGTCCACTCTCCAGCGACCGGATCAAGATCGCCCACTGCAAGCGTCGCCAATCCATGCCTGTTGGGAAAGGATGAGGAGGATGCCACAGACCGCAACGTCCACGGCGCCGAAACGTTGAGGCTGGACGGCAATGTATTACTCGCCCACTGGTAAATCGTATTGACCGCCACCTGCCCAGCTGCTGTTGCTGCAACAGGAGTGATCGGCGTCGGATTGTTCGATACGCCAGATGCGCTTACTGCCCCGTTGAACGCCACCACGTCGAGTGGCAATGTGCCGCGAAGCACGACGTAGTGAACACTGAGAGACGCCGAGACACCCATAGCCCACGTCCTGTTGGCCCCAGGATCACCTGCTTGCGCGATTTTCTTGTAGACGGACATATGAGCGCTCACCCCACTTATGGAGGTGACCAGCGTCCACCCGGCAGGAACCGTTGTTAGCGCCGAAAAGTGCATCACGAAGGCCAGCATCAGGTCGCCGGTCGCAGTGCTGCTCTGGATCAGTCGCGAGATAGATGAAGCGGCCCCAAGCGGGGGCTGGATGCTGGTGTTAACGACGCTGAGTTCCTGCATTCCCTCCATCGGCCCAGCCTCGAACTGCCACTCATGCTTCTGAGCGCTGGCAACGCCATCGCGCACCGACCACAGCTCGACCTTCACCGCCCCGGCATAGGTTCCGTAGTCAGGCACAAAGGTATGGGCGGTACCGCTGATGCTGGTCTGAGACAGCAATACTGCACCAGTGTCGGCCCTGAGTAACCTGCAGGTGTATGTCGTGCCCGCCTCGGGCCCCATGTTGCCTGCGGTGGTGTCGACGAGCTGGTCAGCCTGGGTCAGTCGGTCACGATGCGCCCAGCTGACAGCGATGTTGCCCTCGACCTCGGTGGGGTATGCCTCACCATTGATCCTCAAGCGACCCGGTGGATACGGCCGGTACTGCCTGCCCGACAGCGTCAGGCTGTCAGTCGGTGCCAGTCCAGCATCGAGCAGCCCCGACGTCGTGCGGGTCTGCGCCTTGGCCTGCACGGTCACCCCTGACGTGTAGTCGGTTGGATCGACTGCAGCGTCCAGACCATAAAACCAGATCCGGGCGCCCTTCAAGTGCTCGGCCGGAACGGTGTCCGAGCAGCCACGGCCAAGCTGGATCTCGCCGCTGTCGATATCGAACGCATCGACTCGGACGATCTCATCGTCGATAAGGCCTACAGAACCAACCCGCACCGAGGTGCAATCGGTCTGGTAGGTGATCCGTGCGTTGGTGGTGAGATGGGTCAGATCAGTGGCGACCTGCGCAGTGGGGCACCAGTCGCCTTCATCAACAGCACCGAAGGCCGCAGCTCCAACACGAGTGAGCAGGTAATAGCCCAGGGCACCATGCGACGGCCGGCGCGCCAGTAGCGCAAGGGCACCGGATGTAGGCGTAACCGCACTCATACGCTCTGGAGGCAGGTTCGCCGCCAGGTCGCGATATGGCAGCTCCAGGATCCGTCGAATCGTCGCCGGTAGCGGCGCGGTCGATGGCGGGTTAATGGTCGGTTCACCCACCGAGACGTAGCTCGTCGCCGGCAGGCCGTAGGAGTCGATCACGCAGTTGAAGGTACAAGCACCGGCCTGCAGCGTGCCGTAGTCAGCTCGCCCCACGCGCAGCACCAGTTGCGCATACCCGCGCGCCAGCGATCGGACGCGGATGACGTCGCCAGGCATCACGCTCGCCCCACGGCGGTCTGTGCGCACCTTGAAGCGCCGAACCCCTGCCGACTTCGCCGCCAGGTCGCGCTGAGCGACCCGAGCAGCCAAGGCCGGCGTAGGGATATGTGGGTAGTCGACGGTCTCGGGTATCACGCCGCCAACAGACTGGATGCCGGCCAGGTTCTGGATTCGCACATAGTCTTCGGCGCCGCCGAGCTGCATGTTCTTGAACTTGACCATGACCTCATTGACCGCACCCGCGCCATCCGCCGCCTCGTCGGCCTCAATGGCAAGCAGGCCATTGTCCTCATCGAACAGCGGCAGGCTGGCGACGTCGTAGTCGTTGCGGATCAGCTTCAGCGAGATCTGCCCGGTCGCCAGGTCATCGATCAGGACGCCACCGATATGATCCAGCACCGACTGGACCAGGGATGCGACTCCGTCTTGCCGGCGCCAGCAGATGCATAGGCCGAAGCCCTCTGCATACAGCGTGTCAGCCACAGCCCGGAACGACGGCTCGTGGATCCTGCTCCTCGATCGACCACGGCCCCAATCACGGTTGGTGATGGCCTCATAGATGATATGAGCCCCATTCGCGGCGGCAATCGAGCCACTGTTCAGCGGGATAACTACCCGGCTTGGGTAGAACACAATGTCGTCATCCCAGTCTGCTGTCGTACGCCAAACCCGAAACATCCAGGGCTTTGGGTAGGGGTTCATCGAGCAAACCAGGCCGTCAAAGAACGCAGTTGCGCACCCACGATGCGCCGGCACCAGGGCACTGCCAAGCATGCGCTTGAGCCGAGGGTTTACAGGTTGATCTTCCCAGCCCTGCATAAGATCGATGGTGCCGTAGACCCCACCTTCACCCTGGTCACCACCGAACAGGCTGCTGGCGGGGATAAGCCAGCGTGCCTGGCCTTGTGCATCACCGGCCCATGCCCGGCGATCACCGACGCGGATCTCGCGAATACCGTTGAGTGCCTTGGCCAGCCCCCAATGAATGCCCAGGAAGTAGCGATGGCCAATCGTTTGCGGCTTACTGCTCTGGCCCAAGTGATGCCTCCTTCTCGGCCCAGTCGGCCAGCGCTATGGCAAACGCGTTCTCGGTCTCCCGCAGATCATCGACGGGTAGCCCTTCATGAACGAATCGGTTGTAGTCGAGGCCAAGGCTCTCTGCGATCGCCCGAGCCCCACGCATGCATTGCCCCATCTCATGGATATGGCGCGGCCACGCGCGCACCGGGTTTACGGAATCCATGTGCTGCCTCCTACGACCCCGCTGCCGAGGCCGTTGTCATCAGGTTCTTCTGGTTGAGTTGGATCCCACTCGCGCAGCTTCTCGCCCACAGGATCCCAGGGCGCTCCGAACTTAGCCTCGATCGGGTTGGTGGTGCCTGGTGCCAGGCCCGGAATCCACCCGCCGATGCTCTTCTTCCCGCCCTCGGTCTGGATCTTGGTGGTGCGGTAGTTGCCGTAGGTCAGAACGACTGGATCCGGGATCCAGACGTCGCCGAATACCACATATTGAGGGGTGCCCACTTCGGCCAGCGGCAGCTCCAGCTCGTCGAAGGCAGCGGGTCTAGGCGACGACGACTTCGGGCGGTTGAGTGCACTGATAGCGAACGAAGCTACCAGCGCGATGATTTGCGGCCATGGGACTGCCATATCAGAACACCGGGTTACCGTTGAAGATGTTCTTACCCATCATGTTCGGGTCGGCCCGCATGTTGAGCAAATTGTTGAACTTGCTGTGACACATCGCAGCGGTGCGATTGCAGCCTGGGAAGATCCGCAGCGCCTGACCAACCACCAGGCCTGCCGTACCCCCCATCAGCGTGAGCACCGCACCAGCTTGGCGCTCGATCGCCCGGCGATCAGCTTCACCGACTCCGACAGTCCACTCAGCGAAGCCACCGTCGAACCAGCCAGCTGCATACCCTGAAACGATCTCCGAGCTGATCGCCGAACCATCGAGCGACTGGATCGAGATATCGACCCGAAACAGCTCGCGGTTGACCTTGCAGCGCCGATCAAACAACGCCGCACCACAGTTGCGACCCCAGGTCAGCCGCAAGCCAGGTACGTCCAGAGTTGATGTGTAAGGCTGAGCCGAGATCACGCAGCGATCGAGCGACGGCCAACTCACTGACTCGATAGTGCCGTTCCATACTGCCTTCGCTTCGGTGTCGCCCAGGTGATGCTCATAGACCGTCAGCTCGATCTCGACGCTGGGTGGGAAGCTGCGATAAAGCATCGCCACGTCGAGGTTGGCAGGGCCGGTGATCTTCAGGCGATCGGCATTGGTCTCACCGGTACGGCGGATGCCGTCATCGTTGATCCCGCCTGGCACCGTTCTGAATAGCTCGTCGTTGAACTCCATATGACGATCAGCACCGGTATAAGCCCAGGACAGCACCCCACGCCGGAACCAATAAAGCTTGATTGGCGCGCCGTTCGCCACGCTCTTGTCGCGCGCATCAAAGCTCATCGTCACGCTCCTCACGGAAAGTGGTCGACCAGCTGGCCACCCCCTCACTGTCGGTCATGTGCTCAAGCTCCTGGACGTCATTCTCGAAGCGGCAGAGAACGATCCAACTGATCCGCGCGACCTGGTTGGGCTCAACCACGCGCCCAAACGGCTCATCGAGCACGAGCCGCTCGATCTCGCTGTCGACCTCGCTCGATGTAGTGATGCGGCGGAAGAACACCGCCCCGTCGTGCAGCTCGATGCGGATATCACGCCGGCCAGCACGACCCTGGCTGAATCGCGTGTAGCCGATGTTGGCGACATCGACGCTGGTGGCCAGGCTGGCCACAGTCGTCAGGATGAGCAGGTCATCCATGTGGGTCGGAACCCAGACCACCTTCTGCCGCCCCCACATTGCATAGATGAAGCTGCGCAGCGCGGCGCGCTCGGCACGGCCCTGGTCAATCCAGCGCTGCCCTAGCAGCCTGAATGCACGTCGGGCCGGGTCGGTGTACTGCGGAATGGCGAGACCGCTGTCGAGAGAGAGCATGAGTCGCTCGGCCGCGATCGACAGATCCTCGCTTTCATCCGGCCGGCGATCCCAGACTGGCCAACCGCGATAAAGCGTCGTCGGCATCAGCTCCGGCCAGGTGCAGGACTCCATCACCAGGAAGCGCACGCGCGCTGAGGTCAGTCGGTCAGTCAGCTTGGTTTCGACGGGGGGCTCAAGCAGCTGCGCGGTACGTACGGGGTACAGCCTGCTTCCGGCGGGCCAGCCGCGTATGGTCGGGCGACGAAGAACCAGGCCGCCGGCCTCAACAGCGTCGACCTCCACGGTCTCGTATGTGAAAGCGTCTTCGCCCCTGAGCAACGCAAGGCCGCCGCCGCGGAAGTCGAGGTACTGCGTCTGGCACGGGATGAACGTGGCATCGAGTGCGACAGGCGCGAGCAGCAGCTGGATGTCAGGCCAGATCGGCATTGCCCAGATCCGATCGCCCCATCCGTACAGCGCCAGGTCGAGCAACTGACGCTCACGGCCTTCGCAGTACATCGGGGCCTCGAACTCGCGCCTAGGCGCCAGGCGCAAGCGGCGGCGCTGGGTGGCTCCCGATTCGCTCTGCAGGATATCGGTCGAGCATGCCAGCCGCTCGCGAACGCCATCGCCCCAGTCAGGGGCAAACGTCCACGCGACAATCCGCGTTGCCAGCACGCGCAGACGAGCGACTGCAGAGTTGTCGAACAGCCAGATCAGCACGACATCGAGCACAGATGCTCCGCTGGTTGTCACGGATAACATCCACTCCAGCTCCTGCAGGGCATTGAGATCGAATGGCGGTATGGGCTGGCCAGCCAGCTCGATACCTTCTTCGAGTCCGCTGATCTCGACCAACTCGCGCGGTACCAGGTAGGCATTCCAGACCCGAACCGGGGTTACCTGCGTCGTGATCACGTTGCCGAGGTCGAGCTGGTCGACTGATATGTGGATGCGGTTGTAGAAGTCGTACTGGTAACTGTGAAGGATGAAGCCGGACAGCTCGCGTGGCGCCGCAGACACAGGCAGGTTGCTCACCACCCCATGAGCAGGCGCCACGCCGATGAGCGCTGGCCCAAACGGCCAGGGCTGCCCCTCGAAGGCCTCGATGTCGTCGGTAATGAAAGGGCTATTGACGCCACCGGAGGGCGAACCAGCCTGAAAGCCGGCAAGGACTGCCATCATCAGTCCCCGTCGTACCGGATGGCCCAGCCGAACGTGCCGGTGTGCTCAAGGTTACTGCCGCCGTCGCGCTGGGCGATGTTCTTGCGCCAGAACGGATAAACCCTCCAGCGATCCTCACCGAGCGTGATCACTTGTCCCGGTTCGTAGTTGTCGATGCGCAGGTAGCGGGCATGGCGAACGTCCAGGACGAGCTGACGCTTGTTCGAGCTGGTGACTTCATACACCTGGATCGGCAGCAGGATCGCCTCGTTGTTCCAGACCGATGGCTGCCTGGCCATATGGGGCTGCTGGGCCAGGATAGCGTCGATGTTGCCTGGTGCGACGGCACCCGTAGTTGTCGGCACGCCAGCCCAGCCATCGGCGCCCAGCGCGTTCAAACCGGTATGCACCGCATCCTGGTAATACGGGCCATATAGAGCAACCGTCCCCGATGTGTTGCGTTGGTATGTGCGCCAGAACGGCCCGGTGTTGCGGTAGAAGCTGTTGATCGCTGGGCCTTGGCCGCCCGAGTTCGGCCGGATCTCGTAGCTGGAGCTGATAGTTTCGCCGAAGCCCGAGTTGTACCGGCGCATGGCGTTTGCGGTCAGCCACAGCCCCGTGCCGGCCAGGCCTGGCACGTCTGAGAGGCCGAAGGCCAACCACATGAAGTACTCCACCGACCAGTTGGCGATGAAGTACACCTCGTCCGGGTCGGTGTGGATGTGGATGTGGTATGTCATCGGCCAGACGTAAGCCGCAGCGTTGTTATGGCCACGCCCCATGCGGGGGGTGACCGCAGACGGCTGCAGCAGCGTTGAGCCGCTGAGCCCGGTGCCGCCGGTGATCATCAGGCTGCGGGGGGTGTTGGCATCGATCGTGATGTCTTCAACCTGGACGAATGCAGTGCCCTTGCTCAGCACGTTACCGGTCAGCGTCCAGCCCTCTGCAACACAGGCATTGCGCAGCGCGGTGAGCAGCTCACCGATATCGTTCGCGCTGCCGGCATAGTGCGCCATCAACTCATCCTCAATGCGTAGTGGTCGGTGTGGCCGGTTCGGTACACGTCCTCGAGCACGACGTAGGTGACCCCCTCGATCTCCAGCGTGTTCTCGACCACGTTGTTGAAGCCGCTGACATAGAACACGCCCTCCAGCTCGCCATAGATGCCATTGGCGTCACTGAGGATGATCGGCAGCAGTGGGTATTGCCCCCCGGTGTCACGCACGTTTGTAGTGGTGCCAGTACCTAGTCCGGCCAGCACGGTGTTGTTCCAGGGATGGGTTTCAACCTGCAGCCAGTTGCCGGCGTTGTCGCGCAGAGCCAGGTTGCTGCGGTTGCCCTTGTACGGCATCGAGTGGGCGGTATCGGAGAAGCGCGTAGCCGGGGCGCTGTTGGCCGCCAGCATGCCGCCGACGACCATGGGATATGGGAACTGAGACGGTCTGGCGTAAGGCAGCATCTTGCCGACGTAGGCAGATTCGTAGACCGGGATTCCGACCTTCAGGCCGAACGCGATTCGCTGCGGGCTGACGGTGAGCCAGTAGTCGATGCGTTGGTTGTGCGCCGGCACGGCAGACCAACGCGCGCCAGGCTGGCTGCCGATCGGGTTACCGGGCACGTAGCCGGTAAAGCCGTAGCAGATCATGTTGTAGTAGTCGGCCGTCACGTCCTGGTAAGTGCCGAAGCCGACGAAGATCTCCTCGGTGCCGCTGTACCCAGGTCCTTTCAGGATCACCTGGTGGTTGGCACCGGTCGTGTTGTGAAAGAGCGTTACCCAGCCGCTGGCCTCGGCGAACGTCTTGATCGTGTCCAGCATCTTTTGGTGGGCAAGCACGCCGCCGCTGTCGTCGACGAACCCAATTTGGAATGGCATCAGGAGATCCCCAGGAGCTGGCGCACTTCGGCGCCGTTCTGTTGCAGGTAGACGGAGAAGTGCTGCTGACCAGCCTTGCCCCAGGCCATCGCAGCAATGTCCTCTGGCCGCTGGATCGCGTAGAGGTTGATAGCGTTGTCGACCTTGGTTGACATGGCCGTCGCCGGCTCGGCCAGACGCGCGGTGCCCAGGCCGGGGCTGGCCATGGCGGGTGCCGGCACGCCGGCAAGGCCGCCGGTGTTGTGGCGCGCCCAGCGGCGCATGGCGTAGTCATCGAGTGCGGCCATGCCGTGGGCGTTGAATGCATCTAGGAACGCCTTCGCGCCTGGTTGCTGAACAACGGCGCCCCGAGTGATGAACTCGGTGTCGCTTACCCAGATGGGGATGCTGTCACTGGTTGGTGTTCCCGGCCCGCGCACCTGGCCACCAGTCGCGAAGCCCGCGGCCCCGCCATAAACAGAAGCCGCCCCAGAGAGTGCGCTACTTGCGGAGCTGGCAGCCGAGGCACTGGCGATCGCCGAAGCCATTGCAGCCGCCGCAGTGGCCCCTGCAGAGGCGATACCAGCAGCCATGGCTGATGCGGCTGTGGCACCACCGGTGGTGATACCAGTCCCCATTGCAGCAGCGCCAGCAGTGGTAGCCGAAGTAATAGCCGCAGCCGTAGCGGTAGCACCTGCAGCATCGGCACCAGTATTAAACAGATTTCCAAAGCTATCGGCCGCCATCTGCGCCAGTTGCTGGGAAGCAAGGTCAGCCAGCGAGCTGGCGATACTGGTAATAAAGGAGGTAGCCGCCTCCTGCAGATCCATGGTGCCACTGGCCAGCCCCTTCAGCGCGCCCTGGATGCCCGTTTCGAAGCCGGCCTTCAGCGCGTTGGTAAACTCGTTTGCCACCGTGCGAAGAGCGACCAGGCGGGTTTCCAGATCCTTCACGCGCTCCAGGGCGGCAGGATCGCCAGTAGCAGCAGCCAGCTCGCGCATCTTCGGCAACAGCGCCTCGACCTGGTCAGCCGCAGCCTTGTTCAGGTCGAGGATCTGCTGACGCGCACCCAGCTCGCTGACCAGGCCAGCCTGCTGCTGGGTGCTGATGGTCTGCTCTCGACGCCCCTGCTCGGCGAAGACCCGCTCCAGCTGCTGGTTCAACTGATCGAGCTGCGCTTGGGCCTGCTCGATGTTGATCAGCTGGCCGACCAGGTTGGCGCCATCCGTGTTGCCGGCGTCCTGCAGGCGCTTGCGCAATGCGCCGTACTTCTTCTCGATCTCAGCAGCTGCCGCGTCGACGTTCTTGCCCGTGGCTTTCATCACGTCGATCTGCAGCTGGGCCAGCAACTGGGTATCGCGCTTGGCCTGCTCGTCGGCCTTTTTCTGCTTTTCGGCGGCATCGAGCACGGCCCATGCGGCACGTGCCCGAGTCTCCAGGGCGCCACTCAGGTTCCTCTGCTCCAGCTCGTACTCACGCAGTGCGGCCTTGCCCTTGCCATAGGTAGCCGCCTCTTTCTCAAGCTGCTTGACCCAGTCCTCTTGCTGCTTGGCCAGGCGTTTTGCGGCTTTGTCATCACCAGTCGGGGTGAAGGTGCCAAGGTTGGTCGGCGCAGGGGCACCTGGTGCCGATCGGGGAGCCGGTGCTGGCGTGTCGCTGAAGGTCTGCTGCAACTGCTGCAGGCGCTGCAGTTCGGTCGACGCCTCCTGCATGCGTTTCTCGAAACGATCAACCATGTGCTGGGGAAAGCCACCCTCAACTGCCTTGAAGTAGGCCTCCTGGGCGTCGGAGAGCGCCTTGGCCTGGCGCTCGATCGCTTGCTCGACGCGTACCGTATCGGTACCTGCAGGCCCATTGAGGCGAGCAGCAGCCTCTTCACCGAGCCAGCTGACGAAGCTGGTCACACTACCGATGCTGCGGGCGCTGAGCGCGATCACCTGACCCATGGCCGTGATCAGTTTGTTCAGCCCGTCAGTAACAGTCGGGTCGCGCAGCACCGCCTGCAGGTCGCGAATGGCTTGGGTGTAAGACTCGACGAAGCCAGCCTCGCCAGCCTGGATCTTGAACTCGGTCCAGGTGTTGCTGAGGCGGTTCAGCTCTGCGTTCAGTCCTTGTGCAGCAGCCTGGGCGGAAGGGCCATAGGCCTCCTGCAGGGCAGCAGCGAAGCGCGGCAGAAACTGGCTGGCCGGGATCATGCCCTTTTCCAGCCACTTACTGAGCTGTTGGGTGTTGGTGTCCAGCGCCTTGGCCGCCAGAGCGAACGCACCAGGAATGCGCTGGCCGAGCTGCATCACCAGCTCCTGGGTCTGCACCTTGCCCTTACTGACCATCTGCTCCAGGGCGAGCAGGATGCCATTGGTCTCTTCCTTGGTCAGGTTCAGGGCCGTGGTAGCCGAGCTGACGCCCTCGAAGATCCCACGGATCGCCGTGCCCAGTTCAGGGGTTTCCTTGGCTGCCGCTACCAGGCGTGCATAGGCCTGCGACGTGTTGAGCAGCTCCAGGCCGAGGCGCTCGGAGACCTCACGCACGTACTCCAGCTCCTGCCTGGCCTGCGCGCTGGAACCGGTTGCGGCCTGCAGGGTGGACTGCGCCTGCTGCCATTCGAGGTTGGTGTTGATGATCGCGCGGCTGGCCGAGATTACGCCGAAGCCCGCAAAGCCGGTAACCAACAGGCCCTGCACGCGGCGGATCGTAGTGGTAAGGCTGTTCAACTGCAGGTTGGTGCGCTTCGCCTCATCGCCAATGCCCTGCAGCGCGTTGCGGCGGTTGCGGATGGCATCCAGGGCACGGCCGTAGGCTTCGATATCTAGCCGGCCAGCCTTGAAGTGCATGTTCAGCTCGCGCTCCTGGGCGTCGAGCTGGCTGAGTTCGCGTTCGGTGCGATCGATGGTGCCGAGCAACTTGCGCAGAGCAGCGTCCTGCTTGTCAGCCTCGGCCGCTGCTTTTGCCGTCTCCTCTGCGGCACGTTTCTCGGCCAGCGCGCGTTGCTCCTGGGCGCGTTCTGCAGCGTGGTACGCGTTCATGGAGGCCGACTGCGCAGCCGCAGTTTCTTTCCAGTCGGCATTGGTGTAGCGAATCGACTCGCTAAGGCGATGATTGCTGGCGGTCGCCTGGTCGCTGGCTTGTTTCTGCTGCAGGCTGGCTGCGACGACAGCCCGAATGCGTGCGGCCTGTTGTTCAGCCGTTTCGCCAAGGTGATTGAGTTCTTCGCCGGAGGAGACAGCGGTAGCGCCGACCTGACGCACCGCCTCGGTCAGCCCATCGACGGTGGTCTTGGCCTTACCAGCATCGGCGCCGCTGCCCAGCTTGCTCAGATCGCGGTTAGCGTCTTTGGCTGAAGCGCCGACGCCCTCTACAGCATCAGCAAGGTCAACGACCTCACGCCGACCCTGTTCCAGGTCAGTCTTGAGGCGTAGGGCGAGTTCCAGTTCTTTGTTGGCCATCGGGCGGGATCACGGCGTGGGGTTCGCTGCAATCCTCGCGCGCGCGGGAGGATGAGTATTTTTGCCGGGGCAAAAATCGAGTAGCTTGGCGGTTCAGAATGGAAAAGGATTCTCTGTATGGACAAATACTATCCCCCCGAACATGAAGCCAAACAATTCAACTGCCCCTATTGCGGCGTTTACGCCGCACAAGGCTGGGCTACTGCTCACATATTCAGCGGCTATCAGCACTCATATCAATTCTCCCGCTGTGAGCACTGCTGGAAGATGAGTTGCTGGCACGAAGGAGTAATGATTGTTCCTTCAGACGCCCCTGTGCCAACCCCTCACCAACTTATGCCTGAAGACTGTAAGGCCGTTTACGAGGAAGCAAGAGACATTGCCGCAAAGTCTCCTAAAGCAGCGGCAGCACTGATTCGTCTGACTCTTCAGTTGCTAATGAAGGCATTAGGTGAGAAAGGTGATCACATCGACAAGGATATCCAGAGCCTCGTCGACAAGGGGCTGGATACGCACATCCAGCAAGCACTGGACTACTGCAGAGTAGTAGGCAACCACGCTGTTCACCCTGGAGTTATCCAGCTCGATGACGACCCGAATATTGCCTATATGCTCTTCGAGATGATCAACCTGATCGTCGAGGAACGAATCGCACGCCCAGCACGGGTTCGCGCTGCCGTTGACAAGCTGCCGGAAGAAGCACGGAAAAACATCGAGGCACGAGTGGCCAAAAATAAGGCCCCATAAGGGGCCTTTTCTATTTCAACAGCGCCTTCAGGTGCTGCTCTGCATCCTCGCCCCCGGCGAACGCCATGTTGGCGTCCATCAGAAACTCAGCACGGGCACGTCGCTGGCGACGCAGCTCGGCCTCGTAGTACATCAGTAGCTGTCGCTCGGTCAGCTTGCCGATTCGCTCGGCGTCTCCGTAGCCGGCCGCGATCAGGGTGGCGTAGACGTCTGCCCAACGGTTGCTCTTGCTCGCTCCACCCGATCGGCGAAGATCCGGTTTCGGGCAGTGCGAATGTAAAAAGGGCCGTTGGCACTCCACCACAGCATCATCAGGTGATAGCCATCGTCCTGGCTCAGCTCTGCCAGCCATTCCACGTCGACGTCGGCCGCAACGGCTACCGCCTCGGTGATCACTTCCATGTGCTGGCCGAACAGCACGCTGGCGGCAGAAACGGTCAGCGGCTGATCGTCCTCCATCAGTTGCTTGAGATCCGCCAGAAACGGCTCAAGCATCCCTAGCATCTGCATGCCTTCGACGAAGCCATACTCCCGAACAACCACCTCGCGCTCGGCGATGGTCGCCGAGCGGTTGGGGTGCAAGACCTCCAGGTCGTTGGCGCCTTGCTCTTCCGTTTGCTTCTTGGCGACACGCCGTCCCATCAGGCGGCCTGCACGATACGGCCATAACCACCAAGGGTCGGGTCGCTGGCATTGAGCGGGTCATACAGCACGGTGCCAGTCAGCGGGAGGTTTCCCCACTCCTCGTGGATCATGCCGAAGTCGCCCACCGGGTTGAACTTGCAGCGGAACAGCTCGACCAGCACCTTCTCCTGGTTGTCGGTGTTGATACCGTCCAGGATCAGCCAGCGGTCAGGCGGCGTGGTGGTGAACATGGTCAAAGACCGAGCGTCGGCGTTCTCATAAGCAGCAGTAACGGCTGGAGTCTGCGGAGTGAGCAGCTCGATCAAACCGGCAGAAGCGGACTCGACGCGGAAGTCGGTACCCTCGACCAGCGCAGTGCTCGGTGCCGCAGTCAGCTCCACGTCGCTGACGAAAGGCTTGTTCAGGCGAATGATGTCGCCCGCAACAAGCGGAGAAGGCAGCGCCTCACCGGTAATGGTACCGGTCGCGATTGCTACGTTGGATGCATACAGCGCCAGCGCCAGGTTGTAGAGCGTCCACTCATCCAGAGTGATGTTGAGCGTCGCAGTCTTGCCGCGTTGCAGCAGACCGTATTGCAGGCGGTTGCCGGAGAAACTCTCGGTTTTCGGCGTGGTTTCGGTGGCCAACTGCAGGGTGCAAGCCGGTGCGTTACCCAACCAGGTGACCTTGAGTGGTTTGCCTTGGGCCGAACGCTCGGCCAGGTGGACTTTGCCTTGGAAGCTGAAAAGTGACATGACTTACTCCTTGGCCGGTGCAGTAGTAGCGGGCTTGGCCGGGTCTGCCACCTTTTCATGGCGGATCAACCAGGTCTTTTCGCGTTCGGTGACCTCGATCTCGTCACCGGCCTTGCATGGCTTGTCGCGGTGGGTGTGATCGGCGATCAGCTTGACCTTCTCGGTCGTGGGCTCTTCAGCCTTGGCCGCCAGGGCGACCGGGGTGGTTTTGCTCATGAGGCCCTCCCGAGGGCGTGTTGGGTTTCGTAGATGTCAGTCCACAGCAAGGTGTTGGCGTCGTAGTCGATCACCTTGCCCTGGATCAGTTGGCAATCTCGGGCCCCAGCCAGGCCGGGCGGTACCCAGCCGATCAGCGCATCGCGCTGTGCAGCCAGCACCGGACGCAGGTCATCAGCCGCAGCCTTGCCTTTGTTGTCCGCGTAGTTCCGTACAGCCGTAGTCACGCCGAAAATCACCTTGGCCATCTGCCGGCTCGCGCCACCAGGTGCGCCAGGCCTGCGAGGCTCAGGAGTTTCCTGCACCAGCACGACATAGGCCGACGGGGTGCGGAATGACCGCAGGTTGGCGATACCAGCCAACTCGGCTGCACCTGCAACCCCATCGAGCACCGGCACCTGGTCTTGCAGCCTGGCGATCACTAGGTCGATATCGAACGGGGCGCTGGCCATCAGAAGTCCCTCAACGTGCCAGCGGTGAACACCCGCTCTGGTGCGCTGAACTGGGGTGCGCCACTGCTGGGCGGTGTGAGCGGATCTTCGGTACCAAGGCTGAACTTGCCCTCGGCCACCAGCTTCAGCAGTGCCAGGGCATCGCGGTAGTCGCGCACGATAGGGTCATCCTTCTCGGTGCTCAGGCGGGCCTGGTGCAACTTGTAGCGAGCGATCGCCCTGGCCCAGCCAGTGACGACGGAATAGGTACGGGTCAGCGGCAGCGTGTAGCCACGGCGCGCGAGGAAGCCATCGATCAGCCCGCCTGCAGCTTCCACCTCGGCGACGATCGCCTGCTTGGTCAGCTCAGCGACCTCGACTTCCTCGCCGGGCCAGTTGCTGACGTCCTGGTCGCGCAGCAACGCATCGAGCAGCGCGGCGTCGACCGTGCGGAAGCGCTCCGGGGTGGCCGCTTGGGCCAACTCCAGGGCGCCAGGCCGGTCGGCCAGCTCGACCAGGGAGACGTACATACTTACGCGTCCTCCAGGATCGCGCCGAGCAGCAGCAACGCGCGAGCATGCTCAGGGTCGGCGAACTCGATCGGGTCACCGAAGCCATAGGACTCGCCGTCGTGCTCCAGGCGTTCGCGGTTGACCACGTACACCGGGTTGCCCACCACAACATCCTCGGCCTGGATGGCCGCCACCAGCTGCTCGATGGTCATGCCGGCATGGCCTGCGATGTCCATGTCCTCGGCCAGCTTGCGCAGCTGCTCTTCGGGCAACTGGTGCAGCTCCTGGACGTTGCCAGCCTGGTCGATGACGCCGGCCAGGTTGCCAAGCTTGAGAGATTGGGCTTCCTGCCCGGTAGTACCAGCGCCTGCATCCCCGGCGCCGTTGCCGCCAGCCCCCGCTGCCAGTTCGGTGGATTGGGTGGTTGCCATGATCTTGTTCAGCACCAGGCCAGCCAGTTCGTCGACCGGCAAAGCGTCATGGCCATCGATCTCGACATCCGCAGCGAACGCCCGCAGCTGCGGCTCGGTGAGCGGCTTCAGGCCGGTATCACCACCACCGAAGACGATCGGATCTTCGGTTGGAGCCTCCTGAGCCTTGATCAGCCGATCGGCCTCGGCCTGGGCTTCTTCCTTGCTGCCAATGAACTCACCGACGCGCTCGCCAGCAGCGTTCTTCACGCCATAGCGGCCGCCAGAAATGTGGTAGGCGACGAACGCCAGCACGGCTTGATCTTTTGACATGGTGCGCTCCGCAGGCGGCCTGGTCGGCCGCCCTTGTCAGGTGGTCGGTCAGTTGGCGACGGCGTTCTCGAAGAAGTAGCCGAGGTCAGGTGCGGTGACCAGCTCCTTGACCGACTCGCCCACCCGCACGCGTTGGCCGCCGCGCAGACCGATATCGCCATCGAACTGCGAACCGCCGATGCGGCCACCCCACTGAGCGGTAAAGCCGAAGGTGGTGCCGTTCTGCGTATCAGCCAGACGATCACGGTAGATGAACGCCGCATGCGGGCCCCAGGCACGGATCAGGTTGGCGGCTTGCCCTGGGCGAGCGATGTTGAGCTTGGCTTCACCGACGTAGATCGCTTCCAGCTCCAGCAGGTCAGCCAGGAACTGCATCGGCACCATGCCCTCATCGCCGGCAGTTCCGTTGTAGGCCTTGACCACCTTCGGGTGACGACGCAACCAGGTACTGGTACGACGGCCCAGCACACCGATATTCGGGCGCATCACCACGCTGTCGAGCGCATCGGTGATAACCGGGATCGGGTTGCTCGACGCGTCACTCCATTGGCTGGTACCGCTCAGCGTGGTGCGATTGCCAGCCGCATAGCTCGCGTTGTTGAACACGGTGCTGGAGGTACGTGCTTCGCGATCGAGCAGGATCAGGTTGCTCACCAGCTCAGCGGCTCGGCCGAGCGGGTCTTGATTCGGTGCCGCGTTCTCGATGTCGCTGTTCGGTACCGGCGCATCGAGGCCGTGATCCTCGGTGCTGCTGGTTACTTCGGTACCCGAGAACTCGACCTGGTTCGGTGCGGACTTACGCCCGACCAGGGTGGATGGCACGGTGAAACCTTCACGCAGGTCGTACTTGGTGTACTTGAACTCCTGTTTGCCCACCGGCACACGCGGCAGCACGTCATCCGCAATCATGCGGTTGTTACGGTAGGCGATAGCGATCGCCGTCAGCTCGGGAGTAATCGGAAACGATGCCTTGCTCATGTGCTGCTCCTTACGCGGACAGGGCCAGGAGACCCGGCGCGACTTGAACGGAACCGATATCGCCCAGCACACCGCTCACCTCGGCGAAGCCGATGATGTAGGTGTTGGCCGCGATCGGCAGGGTGGCGGCGATGGCTCGACCGCCGGCGTCCGCAGTCAGCGGAACCCCACGGGCTACAGTGCCGCCGTACTCGACGTTGGCCAGGCCGGTGCGGATGGCGTCAACGACGTCACCGGAGTCGGTGTCGATATCGGTGCTGACGCCCAACAGGCGAGCGGTGGCGCCGGTTGCCTGGATTGCAGCGCCATCCGAGGCGCCATCGGTGAGGATGCGGCGCTTGGTGATCGCGCCACCGGCGCGGAACGCGCTCGTGAGTCCTGGGATGTTCATGGGTTACTGCCCCCCTTGAGTGACATGAGTCACCGCCTGGCTGATGCTGATATCGCGGCCAGCCTGGCGTTGCTCGGTTTGATAGGCCGTTGCCTTGGCGGCAATGGCGTTGGCGTCGTCGACATCGAGGTCGCGACCTGTGGAGCGGCTCTTCTCGCCGAACTCAACCTGCGGCGGCAGGCTGTCCAGGAAGTCGCGCAGTACATCCTCGCCACCCTTGGTCACCTGCTTGTCGCCCTCGGCGAACTCCAGCGGCGCCGCCGGCAGGCTGAGGATCAGCTCGACCATCGGCAGTTTCTGGCGCGGCAGTAGCTTGCCCTGGGCCACCAGGCCCTCGGCGAACTCGGTCGCAGCCGTGCGCTTCTCTTCGGCCTGGCGCAGGGCGATCTTCGCCTCTTCGCCAGCCACCTTTTGCTCGCGCTCAACGAGCTGCTGTTCGCGTTCCTCGGGAGTCATGCTCGGTTCCTGCTGGGTGGGTTGTTCGAGCACGCCGGCATCTGCCGCCGACGTGGCCTTGCCACCTCCTGGGGAGGCGTTGTCGGGCTCGGCTGCAGCGGCGGCAGATGCCGCTGCGGCTTCAGCGCCAGCTTCGGTGGGTTGTTCTGAAAATGAGGTGAAGCCGCCAGCGCCCGGCTTGTCCTCGGCCCGGCGGCGGGCATCTTCTTCGATGCTCTGCAACTGCCAGTTGGGGATCAGCTGATCGGCGCGCTCGGCGCCCTCACGCTCGACGAAGTAGTCGCGGATACGGCGCAGGATGTCGGTGACCCCCGTCAGCGCGTAGGGCGGCTCGGCAAATTCCAGGGCCAGGCCACCATCGTCCTCGGCGAAGTTCAGCTCGGCATCCGGGATGCCCTTGATGGCCGGCGGCATCGCGCCCAGGAAGCCGATATGGCGCAGGTAGTGTTTGCCCGGTACCGGGTTGCCCGGCGAGTCCGGCAGGTACACCGAAGCCGACCGCTTCTTGTACATCTTGCGGTTGGCCGCTTCGGCGAACTCGGGCACCACTTGGTGCGGTTCGGCGAACAACATGCCGTCGCGCATCTCCAGGCTCTTGGCCCAGCCATACGCCGGGCCGTTGAGTTTGGGGTGACCAATGACGAGGGGCGCCTCGTGCAGGGCGGGATCGTAGGTCTCCGCGATCTCCTGCAGGATGGCTTCGGTAAATTCCACCGGGCGGCCGTCGAGAGCGGTGTGACGACCGGCGGGCAGAATGGGCAGCGTTGCGGTTGGCTTGTTCATACCGCCAGATTGAGGCGGTATCGCGAGGCTGTATTTTTGCCGGGGCAAAAATCGTAAGGCGGGGGCGCTAGGCGCCTAAATACGAAAACACGGCAAGGGTGTCGGTGGCAATGCCCCCAGGCGTGTTTATAAACGCCCAAAACGCGCTGGCAAGGCCGCTGCTCGATGAGCTGAGTGCAACGCCAGCAGTAAAACGCCCTATAGGGCCTCCTGGCGCGTTTCTGGCGGTTTTAGATTTTCACCCCGAAAACTGGCTGATGTACTTCAAAACACGCTGCAGGATCTGCTCGTCGTCTTCGGGTGACGTACCCAGCCATGGTCGTGCCGGCATGGTGATGGTGTACGGGCCGACCTTCACATCCTGGGCGAAGTTGCTCTTGTCCTTGCGCACGAACTGGCGACCGATCTCACCGCCCTTGCCCTGGCGGAAATAGACCGTGCCCGCGCGCGCCTGGCGCTCGATCTTGCCGCCGAAGTGGTGGATGGCCGCATAGGGCCGGTCGCTACCGAACAGCAGGTCATCGCCGTCGGCCTGGTAACGCAGGCCACCACTCAGGCTTACCGCGCCGGCACCGAGTACCAGGATCTTGTCTTTGTTCTTGGGCTTGCGCTTCAGGTAGCCGGGGCTCAGTGCTTGCCAGGCCGCCCCTTCGGGTGACTCCTGGGCCCGAAAGCGTCGCTGATGGATGATCAGCAGCAGCTCGCCGATATCGCGCTGCAGTGGCGTCGGGTCGGCCAGCGCCGCGCCCATGGCCTGCATCTCCCGCAGCGCATCGCCCGCGACGTACTCCAGCGTTACCCCGGCCATCAGATCGAGCCCTCCAGCAGCTGCAGCGTGCCGGCGGCGATATCGCCTGCCAGATCCGCCGTGTTCATCATCGCTGCACCCACAACGCTGGGCCCGGTGCTGGCCACCGCCACGCGCACCACCTCACGCTGTGCACTGCCTCCAGTGCTGCCCACGTACAGCAGCAGCTGCTGCAGCGGGTCGAGCAGCACGGCAGCAGGCCGCGCCAGGATGATCGGCAGGCGGATCAAGGTCGCACGGGTGACGCTGGCCGCAGCGTCCTGCAGCACGCTGCGGGCGAACGCGGTACCGGCGCGCACCAGCGGGCTCTGCAGCTCGACCAACGCCACGGCTGCCTCAGTGGCGGCCGGTGCCAGTGAGCCAACCACCAGTTGCCGATCGACCACTGGGCCGGTCGCCCTGGATGCGACATCGAGCAGCTTCGACCAGTCGTCACGTAGCGCCACCGTCACTGCAGGGCGCTGCAGCAGTTGCTCATTCATCCGCGCCGCCGGCTCGGCCGGCAGCCTGGTGGTCTTCTCCAGGGCGCCTTGCACCTGTTGCTCGAACACACTGCGCCCTGGTGTGTAGCCCCAGCCGGGGTCGATGCCTTCCGGCACCTGCACCACCTGGCCCTTGAACACGATGCTGCGCACGTTGCTGGCCGGCGCCTCGTCCGGGCCACTCTTGCCCAGGTAGCGCTGCAGCTCTTCCAGGCTGTAGGCCGTGACGAAACAGCAGCAGCCCCAGCCGTTCGGCGGGTAATGCAGTTGCCACCAGGGGTTGTCCGCATGGATGGCCAGACCATTCCACAGCAGGTGCAGCTCGCGCGGCGTCTCTACCGCGTCGCTGTGGTTGTAGACCCAGAACGGCCGCTCGGCCTTTACCGCCTGCAGCTGGGCATACCGGCCGGCTGCGTAGCTGGTGCGCAGATTGGTCTCATAGATCACCCGCGCGCGCCACTCGCGACCGCCATCCGGCTCCCACCCGTAGTTGTCCAGGACGGCGAAGTAGTCCTCACGAAAGTCCTGCAGGGTGGTGCCATCGCTGATCGCGCGGTTGATGATCGCGTGCAGATCCGCCACCAGGTCGACGCGATGCGCGCCGGCACTGACGAAGCTCTGATCATGCGCAGCGCCCTGAACCCGCCAGTAGTCGACCACGGGCTGCTTGGCCCGCATGAAGTCGATCTGCTCGCGAAACGACAGGCTGCCGTAGCTGGCGGCGGTGGCCATCAGCTGTTACCTCGGTTCGCCAGCTCGTCCTGGACATCGTTGCGCCCGGCCAGGTGCGCCGCCTCCAGGGCCAGGCCCATCGCCGCCGCGTACTCATCCATGCCCAGCTCGGGCGCAGCAGCCAGCAGCTTCTCGCGCAGATCCTCGACGCTGGTGGCACTCTCGAAGATCTCCTGCAGGCGCGTACCCCAACCACCAACAGCTGCTCGCAGATCCTGCGCCAGGCGCGGCGCCATGGCAGCAGCCGGGTCGCGCGGCGTCTTGCCCTCGGCGAACTCGGCAGCAGCAGGTGGCTGGGCGCCATTGGGCTGTGCCTGCTCCTGCAGCTCGATGCCGTAGGTCTCCTGCAGGTAGCCCAAGGTGGGCTTGAAGCCGCTCATACGAGTGACCTTCTCGTCACGACTGGCGCGGGAGTCCATGTCTTCTGGCTCTTCGACTACGCGGTACACGCGCGGCGGCATCGCATCCGGGAAGTTCCAGGCCGTCAGCCAGCGGGCCGGGCCCATATTGAAGCTCTCGCACACCAGGTCCGCATCGGCCTTGATCAGATCCAGACGCACATCGCCCTGCAGGTCATCATTGCCCAGCCGGCCGGGCGTACCCTGGCTGCTGGCTGTCTGGCCCAGCACGACCTTGGCGATCGCGGCATCCCAGGTGTCATGGTTGGCCTGGTAATCGGCGGTACCGGAGCGACCGGCAGACAGCAGCTCGATCAGCATGCCCTCGGGGATGATGATGCCCGAGTCGGCCTGGATGGCATGCACGGCCTCCAGTAGCTTGCTCTGCTCCTCTGGCGTGGCGTTCTTGCCGTAGGTGCCCTTGGCCGTGGGCATGCCGAACTTCTCCAGGAAGATCATCCAGAACTTGATGCCATTGCGCTTGAAGAACACCGGCCAGTACAGCCAATGCGCCAGGCCCAGGCCATATGGCTCGTCGTCGTTATCGGCGCCAGTGCTGAAGTGCCAGAAGTACGGGGCAGGCGCCGGCTCGCCCAGGTTCATCTTGTTCGGCGTCAGCAGGCGCAGCGCGCCGTCCTGGTCGTAGCGAAAGCGGCGGCGGTTACGCACCTTGATCGCGTCCAGGGTGATGTAGCGCTCATCGCGGCCATAGATCAGCTCGGCCACGGCATAGCCGTAGTACACGCCGAACAGCATCTTCTCCGTCACCCGATCCCAGCCCACGCGGTGCAGTTGCTGCTCCAGGAACTCGGCGGCCAGCTTATCGACCGGGCGATCGCCGCCGGCATCGACCTTGAACTCCTTGCTCACCACAGCCAGTTGGCGCTGCTGCCAGACGGACTTCACCTGCCAGTCGCTGAATACCTGCTCGTACACCTTCAGGTCATTGCCGCCACGCACCTGCAGCACGCTGTCATTCGGCTGCTGCAGGCCGCTGATGAAGGGCTTAGTAATGTCGCGACCGTCACCCGTGGTGGCGATCTCCTGGTGGAGCTTGGGCTTTTGCATCAGAACCCTCCGAAGTCATTGCCGCCGCGCACGGTGCCAAAACCGCGCGTGGTGCGCTGGCCGGCGGGGCTGGTGGTAAAGGTGTTACCGGCCAGGGCGCGGGTGCCGGTGGATTGGTAGTCGATGGGGATTGGTGCGCACTGGTTCAGGCTGGCAAAGCAAGCCAGCGCCAAGGCGATTGCTGCGTCACCGTGCCGGAACAACTCGGGCTCTTTCAGATCGCGCTTGCGCACGTCCGGCACCATCTTGATGCCGTCGATATCGACGATGGCGCGGAGATCCTGCTCGACGTTCTCGTCACGAGGCACCTCTATCACTCCATCCTCGAACCACTGCACCATCTTAGGCATCCATAGCCCGTACCAGCTGCGGCTCAGCGTCACCTGATGGATTACCTCATGGCCGAACTCATCCGCTGTGTACTCGGCAAGGGTCTGTCCTGGGCCAGTAGCATCCATGGCGCCACCACGGAAGTTGGGCAAGCGCCGGATGATGTGCCACAGGATCTGCTCCTGCTGCCGGGTGGGCACCTTGTGCATCTCGACCATGAACGGGCAGATCCGCCGTAAGCCAGCAGTGATAGCCAAAGGTTTGATGATCGAGAAGTCGCGGTGGCGGGCGAAGTCCTGCCCGAAGATGTGGCGTAGCGTTGGATCTAGCTGCTCTAGCACCGGATCGAGGTTGTCCTTAATCCACTGCTCGACCCACGCCTCGCGCTCCTCAGTAGGCTTGCTAGCGAAGTCGTCATCGAGCACCAGACGCAACACCGGGCGCTCTTCAGGCATCGCAGCCTCGATCCAGATTCCCGGAATTGCTACGCCCGAGCCGTCGCGGGGGATCGCGTCCAGCTCCTCACGCATGGCGGCTTTGCGTGGGCCGTAAGACGCTCGGATTCGCTTGTACCAGATCTCCTTGCCCTCGGCCGTGGGCTTCTCACGCTTCATCATGCACACCCGCTCGAACAACCCGTTACCAACGGCATCGTCGAAGGTAATGGTCATGGTGGTGGCGTCGTCGCCGTAGCGACCCTCCTCAATGTCTCGACAGAATTGGTTGAAGGGGTTGTTCTTGCCGTTGTGCGAGCTGATGACGAAGATCTTGCCGCCCCAGATCAGCAACGCGGTGGCTGCGTCCAGTACGCCCTGGACGTCGGCATGGAATGCTGCCTCGTCGATGATCACGATTCCCTGTAGGCCGCGGATGTTGGCCGGGCGCGATGACAGCGCAGTGATCTGGAAACCTGAACTGAAGCGGATGCGATACGCATTGATGTATCGGCTGTTGCCTTTCTCATCCTGATCCTCGAAAAGAAACTCCTCGATGCTCGAAACGCCCTGGCCTTGAGCCTCGGCGATCACGCGGGAGAACTTGGCGCAGTAGCCAATGAACTCCAGCCCCTTCTCCTTGGTGTCACCGATGTAGAACACGTTGTCGCCGCCGGCAGAGCGACGGGATGCTGCAGTCAGAGTGGAGTCCAGCGCCTTGGCAAACGTGATGCCGGTTCGCCGCCCCTTGGGCACAGCAATGATCGACTGCTTGAGCTTCAGCACCTCGGCCTGGTGGCGCATCAGAACGCCCTCATCCAGTGGGTTGAAGCTGTCAGGGATCTCTCGCGCCCTAGGCGGAAGCTCATCCCACTCGACAACGCGCAGTGTGCTCTTCAGGGGTTTGATCATCAGCGGATACCTAGCACTTTTTCACGCCAGAACTGCACTTGGTCGGCATCCATACCCTGGGCCCTGGCGGCCTCCTGGAGGTTCTCTTCCTGCTCGGCCAGCAGCGCCTCGCGTGCCTCACGGGCAATCGCAGCACGCTCCTCGCGGCTGGCTTTGCTGGCCTGCAGCACGTCCTTTGCGGCGCGGGCCAACTTGCGCACGTCGTCGATGGTGGTTTCGTCGTCGATCTGCGCGCCCAGCGCGGCGTGCGTGGTCAGGGTCTGGATCGACTGCACCATCAGCGCGCCGGCCTTGTCGTTGGGGTTCTCGCCCAGCTCCTCGACCAGCAGGCTGGCCATGGCCTGCTGCTCGCGCAGCCGCTTGGCCATCTCGTCGAAGCTGACCTTGTAGCGGCCAATCGCCGAACGGCTGGGCTTGTCCGCACTGGGGAAGTTCTCGTGCAGATCCTCGATCAGCTCATCCAGGGTGAGGCGACGCTCGCGCAGACGCTTCTCGATGTGGGTACGAACTGCCGGCTCTAGCCTGTCAATGCTGGACTTGCGGCCCATGGTCAGGGCCTCGGCTTGCTGACGCCCGGTACCGAGGCGCGGCCAGCAGCCACGTCGCCACCACGCTCGGTCAGGGTCACGACCAGGACGGAGCCGATGTCGTCGATCGACACCAGGCCCTGTTCGCCGAGCCAGGTCAGATCGCCCTTCACCTGGTCGCGGCTCGGGTGGTGCCCAAACTGGCCAAGCAGGTTGGCGATCACCGAAGAGTTGGAGCGGTACTGCGGCAGCTCAGAGAGGATGCGCAGCATCACCAGGCGCTGATCCTCGCGCAGGTAATCAGCGAAATTTTGGTTGTTCATCGCAGCCTCACTTGCTGTGTAGGAGGTAATCGTTAAGGCGATCGACCGAGCGATTAAGCGGGTCAAGTGATCGGTTGATGCCAGCCACGTCGGCCTTGATCCCCTTCATGTCGCCGCCCAGCTCGGCAACCTTCTCGGCCAGCTCGGTGATTTGCTCGCGTCTTGGCAGATGCTGCATCTGCTGCTCGATCACCAGCAGGCGGTTGTCCTGCCCGGTCAGGCGGGTGGCCAGTGCTTCGGCCTCTACCTTGGAGCTGGCCTTGCGCGCCGACATGTAAGAAAACAGGCCCACCACCACGGTGAACAGGAACTGGCCGAGGCGCAGCAGGTAGTCGAAATCCATCAGGGCTTGTCCTTGTTGTGTAGGTCGATCAGTGCATTCAGCTGCGCACGGATGGCGAGCGCCCAAGCGCCGTAGTCACGCGCATGGGCCAGGATGTCAGCCGCGGTAACGCCGCTTTCCAGTAGTTCGGCGTCAGAGCCGGGGGCGGGCCAGGCCGCTTCTTGAGAGCCGGCGTAGGCTCGGCAGCCGGCTGGAGCTGGGGCAGTGGCTCCAAGCGCTGCGTTGAAGTCGCGCAGCCAGCCACAAGTAATAACGATGCGAGGAGCGGCAACAGCCGCGCCGCCACGAACTGGCGTGTATTGATTCGAGACACGGTTGATGCGCTCCTGTGTGAGTTGCTGCTTGAGCCGGCCGATCTCGTCCTGGGCATCCAGGAACACCAGCTCGGCCTGGTTGGCGCGCTCCACCTGCTGGCGGTAGAGCACCAGGTTCTGTTCGGCGGCATCGGCGCGCAGCTTCTGGTGCTCCTCGCGCAGATCGGCAACGGCCTTGTCGCCCTTGGCCAGGGCGGCGCTGTGGCCCCGGTCATACTGGCTCTCGCCGTATGCCCACATCAGGTACATGAGCGCCACGAAGATCGGCACGTACCAGTAGTCAGCGATCCAGCCGATGACGTTTTTCATCACCACCCCTTACGCTTGAGCCGGCGCCGCAGCCAACGCGGCAGAGGTGGTCGTTTGTCCGCGCGTTCTCGCAACCAGACCTTGGCCGGGCGAACGCGGGGCGGTGGCGATACGTTCAGGTCTGCGGCAGCCAGCCAGTTCCGGGAGCAGGCGGCAGGCGAACTGCTGGTCAATATGGCGAGCAGAAACAGCGTTGGGATCTTCATGGCGGCTATACCTCTCGGCACACACGCCAGGCCCCCAGCCGGCAGCCGTGTACATCGGCTCCCAGCGCAGCAGGATGGCGCGCGGGTAATGGCGGTTCTCGCGGAAGTTGGCAGCCGAGCGGCCAGCGTTGTGCCGCTCGACGGAATCGAACCAGGCCAGCGGATCGGCGCCCTTTGCCGATGCCAGCCTGCGGTCACGATTCACCCAGCCATTGCCACCGTTGTAGCCGGCCAGCACGAAGGCCCAGCGGTCACACTCGCTATTGGCCTGGTTTCGTTCGTAGAGCCAGCGATCGAAGGCGACCATGGCCCGCAGTGCCCAGCCTGGGTTGTACGGCTGCGCCGGGCCCAGGCTGCGCGGGTAGATCTCGGCCATCCAGTCGGCAGTCGCGGGCATGAACTGCGCCAGGCCCTCGGCGCCGACCGGTGAGCGAGCATTCACCCGCCAAGCGCTCTCCTGATGCACCTGCGCCGCGAACGTCGCCACAGGCGCCCCCAGGCCCCATTCGGCATGGGCGGCGCGCACCAGGGTGCGGCGGTGCTGCTCTGCTGCGGTCGGGATGCTTGCAGCATCGGCGCTTGGCACGATGAAGAAGCCGACTGCGAACACCAGCAGGATCAGCGGCCACAGAAACAGGCGCGGTTCGACCATCCAGATGATCGCCAGGTCATTGCCGGCCTCGGCCAGCCAACGCTTGAGGCGGCCCATGATTAGAGCCCCAAGGTCAGGCCGAGGATGCAGGCCAGCACGATAAGCGCCTTACGCAGCCAAGCCAGACCGTGGTCGATAAAGTTATCGTGCTCCTGGGGGCACGCCTCGCCGTAAAAGATGGCGTAGTCGACCCAGTACCCCAGCACTCCTCCGATGGTCACCAGGCTGATTTTGTACAGCACGACCTGCAGCTGCTCAGGTCTCACGAACCAGATCGCGACCAGCAGCAGCAGGGAAATAACAGCGAGAACCGTCATGCGCGGCAGGCGGCGCTTGGGCTTGCAGGCTTGAGACATGATTGCGCTCCGAGGTTGGCCAATCCATGGCCGTTGCTGTGCTCATACCGGCAGTCCGACCGGGGGAGAGATCACAGCTTCGCCTCGCGCGCGCGCGGAGTATTTTTGCTGGGGCAAAAATCAACAGGGCGCCATTGCGGCGCCCTCTGGTTAGAGCTTTCTAAAGATCAATCGGTGCGATCTTCAGAGCAGCTGAATGCTTGTTAAGGTAGCCAGCCATCCAAGCATTCTTGGCTCTGATTTTCTGGCTTCGGCTGCTGAGGTTGGCCACCACCTCTTCACGTGCTTTCCCGAAGGATGGGTTAAAACTCATCATCTTATGATCGAGATAATCAAGATAATGGATTCCATCGAAGTCTCTAACAATCGGGTGGCTTGTGCTCTCCACCCTGACATGCGCTAGACATTCATCCTGAATGATCAACCTCGGATAAATGGCAACTTGGCTTTCAAGCTCATAAGCACTGACTAGGCCGGGCCCCATCACGATTCGTTCAGAGTGATGTAAATCCCCAAGAGCTATTGCTCCTCGCGCCATATAGCCTTGCGAGAGCAGCTCTGCGCATAGATTTGCTGCGACCAGCAAGACGTACTGCAGCTCGTCGACAGTGCCTGAAATGACAATATTGTCTGAGAACGTTGTGGCCTGAAGGTTTTGAGTCAGCAAGAACTCATGATTAAGCGCTCGCTTGTGGTACTGACCAGCAGCGTACATGTGGTTGAGCGCCCCTAATAGGCTTTCTAGCTTCTCGGCATTACTGGCCAAGCTTTTCACATGCTCACGAAAACCCAGGATGTCGATGAACGCGACATAGCGCTTCTCGTAGCTAACCGCCTCTTCGTCTGAATCCATTTCCTATCTCACCAATCCTGCTAGAAACCGCAATTTCCTGGGCTCTAAGTCAATTCCCAGCCATCGGCGCAGGCACGTTGATCAGGTTCTGCACCCGTAGCAACCGACCATCAGCACCGAACACAAGAGCGGCCTGCTGAGTGCTGGTCTTCACGCTTGTCGAGACCAAACTACTGGAGGCGTCGGAGCGGATGTACTGCCACAGATAGAGCTGCTCACCGGCAGCGTTGGTCTGTATCTGCCAGGGCTCACCCAACAGCGCCCGCGCCTGCGCCGTCGTCGATACACCGGTGCGCAGCTGCGCGACGTTCTCGGCCGGAAACGGCGTCCCCACCGTAGAGGTAGCACAGCCCGTCAGAGCCGCTACCAACACACCAATTGCAATCAATCGCATCAGACACCTCCATGATCATCGTGAACCGGTTCCCGATCTCTGCGTACCAGGTCTATTAGGCGCAGCCGGTCTTTGTAGTGGTTGAGGGCGTAACGCTCGAACTCGGCATTACGCTGGAAGGGAATCATCACCGCAGTAAGCGCTATGGCCCAGGCTGCCGCAACCAAGCCACTGAACAGCCCTGGCTTGATCAGACTGATAGTGCCAAACAAACCGATAGTGCAGATCAGCATTGCCACAACCAGCCCAGTAGGCCGCATTCGGCGCTTTGCCTCGGCCTTCTTCCGCTCACAGCGCAGGCGCTCTACGCCAAGCTCTTCATCGGACTTCAGCCACAGCTGAGACGCAGGAAACTCGATATCGATCTCGTAATAGTCCCGACCCGCGACGCGGTTGTTGCTCCCCTCAACCCGGATATCCACGGTGCTACTCCTTCGTTTCGTTGTAATCCCTTCCAGCGACTCTATGGCCGCTTCCTGAAACCTTGATTCCCGAATCCTGCGAGGCCTGGTGCTTGGCCGTCAGCAGCGCAACGACCTCCATCTTTTGCGCCAGGCTCGCTTTCCTGAACAGTGAGAGTAGCTCTTCTTCGTCCGGGGTAAGCGCCTCGCGCATCGCATAGGCAGTTACCTCGGCAATGCTCGCCGGCTGCCCTGGGTGGTCGCGCTCGTAGCGCATGCGGGCGGTCTCGCCACGCAGCACGTACTCCACGTCGATAGGCAGATCCGGGCGGCGCTGCGCCAGCGCCCGCAGCTTCTCCTCGGGGAAGGAGTCGCGCTTCTTCCTGTCCGAGAACGCCGCCTTGCTCATATCCAGCAGAGCGGCCACGTCCTGATCGCCCGTGACACCGAGCATGGACTTGAGCCGCATCAGCTGCTGATCGAATTGCTTCATTCTCACCTTGACTCAGTCAAGATATCTTGACTATATTCAGATCACTTCAAAAAACTTCAAACATCCGCCGAGGAGCCACCGCCATGGCAACCCAGCAAAAACCCAAGACCGCCGAGCAGGTAAAGGCCGAGTTCAAGGCCAAGGGCCTGACCGTCACCAAGTGGGCCAAAGACAACGGCTTCGAGCCCACCTCCGTTTCTCAAGTGCTCAACGGCTTCGCCAAAGGCAACTACGGCAAAGCCCATGACATTGCCGTCGCGCTCGGCCTCAAAGACGGCGAAGCCGTCGCCGCTTAACCCCACCAACCACAACAGCAGCGAGGGTCACTGCCATGACCGACAAGCCGCAAGTTGCGCTCGAAGAAATCGAGCTGATTCCCCACCCCATGGACGCCTGGCGTGCATCGCTCAACGCGCTGATCGCCTGCGCACCTGGTGATGGCCCAGCCATCGCCGCACACCTGGCCGAAGCCCGCCAGCTGGCCCTGATGTTCGTCGATCGCACCCCGGCCACGGCCGGTACCCGCAAGCTGGTCGACTACCTGATGCTGATCGGCGCCGGCCGCTTGGTCGGGCAGAAGCTGGACAGCCGCAACGCCCTGGGCTTCAGGCCGCAGGCCGAGGTCATTGGCATTGACTTTGCCGCCTCTCACGGGCGCCAACCAGCTGCTCAACCAGCGCCTGCATCATCGTCTGCGCGTGCGGCTCAACCTGCGCATCAGGCCAGCTCGTCCCCAGCATCGAGCGCTCCAGCGGAGCCGGGTCAACGCCCTGCAACTCCAGCTGCGCAGCAAGGTAAAGCCAGCTCCGCGCAAGCGCCTGAATCTGCCCCTCAACCTGCAGTAACCGAACCTCGTCCATCGGGTGAATCCCCATGCCTGTGAATGTACCCCAACAGGCTGGCCTTTTGGTAACACCATTGCCAATGGGCAAAAAGCCTATTTGTTTGCGCGCCGCCTCCTGCAGCGCCGGGAGGGCCTTCCAATGAAGCGCCGCTCTTGGAAGAACGCCCAGCCCAGCAGCATCCGCCAGGCCATGGAGTGGTCGCTGGAGTTCGCCAAGGAGCGGCACAACCTCAGCGTCGAGCGTATTGCTGAACGCATGGGCCAGGCCAATCACTGGGCTCTCTACAAGTGGCTCACTGAAGGGCGCATGCCTGCGGTGTTGATCCCGGCCTTCGAGCATGCCTGCGGCATCGCCCTGGTCAGCCGCTGGCTGGCCTCAACCAGCGGCAAGCTGCTGATCGACATCCCGTCCGGCCGCACCTGCAGCGCCCAAGAGGTGAACGAGCTGCAGGCCGTGCTCAACACCACCATCGGCTCTGTGATCGCCTTCTACCAGGGCCAGGCCGACGCCGCCGACACCCTTGCCGCGCTGCAGAGCGGGCTCACCAGCCTGGCCTGGCACCGCGCCAACGTGCAGCAGCACGCCAACCCACAACTGGATCTGAGCGAATGACCAACCCACGCACCTCCGACAGCGGCGCGCGAATCCTGCGCGTGCTCAAGGCCCTCAAGGGCTACAGCCTCACCGGCATCAGCAACGGCGAGTTGGCCAAGGGGCTCGGGGAGAGCCCGGCCAACATCAACCGCGCCATCAACACCCTGATCGCCGAAGGCCTGGCCGTGAAGCTCGACAACGGCCGCTTCGCCCCGTCCATCGCGCTGCTACAGATCGCCCAGGCTCACGCCAACGAGATGGGCGCAGCGCAACACCGCATCAACGAGATCAACCAACGCGTGCTGGCCGGGGCCAGCCGCTAACAACAAGGAGCACGCCATGAACTACACCAAACTGGCCCAGCACCTGCTGCGCGGTGGTGAACGCCACAGCAGCACCTATGTCGAGGGGCTTCGCGCCGCGCTCAAGCTGCGCATCGAGGGTGAGCCCACCACCGTCAACTACCCGCAGGGCAGCCTGGAACGCGACGCCTACTACTACGGCTGCCGCCGTGGCGCCGACGAGTTCCGCAATGCCCTGGTAGAAGCCAATGGCAACCGCGCCGAGGCCATCGAGCGCCTGCGTGCAATGGCCAACCTTCGGGAGGCCACGTAATGCCTCGTAAAGCTGCCCCAACCGCCGAGCTGGTACAGGACTCTCCAGTCAACGAAGAGGCCGTCAGCGTCATCCAGAACCTGGGCGCCATCGCCCAGGGCCTGCAGGACGAGCGCGACCTGGTCAACCAGATCCTCGGCCAGGTTCAGATGGCCCGCTCCATCGCCCGTTTTGCCGACGTCGTCAGTTTGTCCAAGCTCGCCCACATCAAGGAAACCAAGATGTACCGGGCCTTGCAGGGCAAAAAGGCTATCGACGCCGACGGCAACGAAATTGCCGACGTCGGCACTTGGGATGGTTTCTGCCAGGCCCTTGGCCTGTCCCGCTCGAAAGTCGACGAAGACCTCACCAACCTGAAGGCCTTCGGTGAAGAGGCGCTCAAACAACTGGGCGCCATCGGCGCCGGCTACCGCGAACTGCGCCAATGGCGCCGCCTGCCAGACGACGCCAAGTCCGCCCTGATCGAGGCCTCCAAGCTGGGCAACCTCGACGCCGTGCAGTACCTGGCCGAAGAGCTGATCCACACCCACACCAAGGAAAAGGACGAGCTGCAGAAGAAGCTCACCGACACCCAGGCCGACTACGACGCCCTGGGCGAGGTGCTCAGCAAGAAGAACGCCGAGCTGGATCGCACCAAGCAGGATCTGGAGAAGGCCAAGCGCCGCATCGAGACCATGTCGGCCGACGACGCCGCCAAGGAGCTGCGCCAGGAGGTGGTGGGCATCGCCTTCGAAGCCGAGGCCGACATCAGCGGCAAGCTGCGCGCCGCCTTCGAGAGTCTGGAGCAGCACGCGACCGAGACCGGCAGCGACCACCGTGGCTTCCAGGCCCAGCTGATCGCCCACCTACAGCGCCTGCTCGGCGACCTGATCACCGAGTTCCAACTGCCCGCCGTAGCTGAGGAAGAAGAGGACTTCTCCTGGATGAAGCAGACCGGCGTCAAGCCCATCACGGATGCCGAGGCCTGACCCATGAGCGCCGTCATTACCCAACGCCTGGTTGACCTGTCCCGCGCCCTGGAGCGCGCGGGCCATGGCCAGCGCACGGCGCTGTGCCAAGCAGCGGCGCAAGAACTCGGCCTGAGCCAGGCCACCATTTACCGCAAACTGGAGGAGGTCAAAGTGGCCGCCACTCCCCGTAAGCGCCGTAAGGACGCAGGCCAGAGCGCCCTAAGCCGCGAAGAGGCCTTGCTGATCAGTACCACGCTGATCGAGTCGGCCCGCCGCAACGAGAAGCGCCTCTACTCGGTCGGCGACGCCGTCGATGCACTGCGCATCAGCGGCATGATCAAAGCCGAATTCATCGACGAGAAAACCGGCGAGATCCGCCCGCTGTCGATCAGCGCCATCAACCGGGCGCTGCGCAGCTACAAGCTGCACCCTGACCAGCTGCTGGCCCCGGCGCCTGTCACCGAGCTGCAGAGCCTGCACCCAAACCACGTCTGGCAAATCGACGCCTCGCTGTGCGTCCTCTACTACCTCAAGCCCAGCGACAAGCCCGAAGAGAACGGCCTGCGCGTGATGGATCACGACACATTCTACAAGAACAAGCCGAAGAACCTCGCGCGCATTGCCGCCGACCGGGTCTGGTCGTATGAACTCACCGACCATGCCAGCGGCTGGATCTATCTCGAATACGTCATGGGCGCCGAGTCCGGCGAAAACCTCTGCAGCGTGCTGATCAACGCCATGCAGGAGCGCGGCGACGCCGACATCCTGCACGGCCGCCCCAGCATCCTGATGATGGACCCCGGCTCGGCCAACACCTCGGCCATGGCCAGGAACCTGTGCCGCTCGCTGGGCATCGAGACCATCGTTCACGCACCAGGCGCCGCCCGCGTCACCGGCCAGGTCGAGAACGCCCGGAACATCATCGAGCGCAAGTTCGAGGCGGGCCTCAAGTTCAAGCCGGTCAAAGACCTGGCCGAACTCAACCACCTGGCCGGCATCTGGCGCGGCTACTACAACGCCACTGCGATCCACTCACGCCACCGCAAGAGCCGCTCGGCAGTGTGGATGACCATCCGCGAACACCAGCTGATCAAGGTGCCGAGCGTCGACGAATGCCGCCGCCTGGCCGTCTCCGAGCCCGAGCTGCGCAAGGTCAACAGCAAGGTCCGCGTCAGCTTCCAGGGCCGCGAATACAACGTCTCGATGGTGCCTGACGTCATGGTCAACGACCGCCTGTTGGTCACCCGCAACCCTTGGCGCAACGACTCTGCCCAGGTGGTGACGGTCGATGCCGAAGGCCGCGAAGTGTTCTACCTGGTACCGGCCATCGAGCGTAACGAGCTGGGCTTCGACGTGGCTGCCGCCACCATCGGCGAGAAGTTCATCCGCAAGGCCGACACCCCGGCCCAGGTGGCCCGCAAGGAGGCCGACAAGCTCGCCATGGGCGCCGAAACCCAGGAAGAAGCGGACGCAGCGCGCAAGGCCAAGGCCATCCCGTTCGGCGGCAAGCTGCAGCCGTTCAAGGAAATGACCGAGGCCGATCTACCGACCTTCCTGCCGCGTCGTGGCACCCAGCACGACCTGGTCATACCCACCATCGAAATCCCGCCGCTGAACCATGTTGCTGCCGCCAAGGCGCTGCGCACCAAGGTCAACAACTGGTCGGCGGAATCCCTGACCTGGCTGAAAGCCAATTATCCCGACGGCGTGCCCGAGGCCGACCTGGACACAATCGCCGCCACCCTCAACAAGCCCGCGCGCCCCGGCCTGCGCGTGGTTGGAGGTGAAACATGCTGAACCTGAAGCACGCCCTGGTGGGCATCGAGCAGAAGCAAATCCAGCTCGCCAAGCACCTGAATGTCAGCTCCGCGACCGTGTCGCTGCTGATCAACCATCGGCAGTGGCCAAAAACCATTCCCGAAGCGGACTTCCGCGCCGGCATCGAGCAGTTCCTCAAGAAGCACGGCGCGAATGATGAAGCGGTGAACACCGCTTTCGAAGAGGCGGAACCGGAGCGCGCCAACGCTCCGGCTCCTGCAATCCCAACCAAAAAAGCCAAAGATGACCAGGAGTGCGAACCCATGCTACTGCGCAAACAGGTGCTGCTGCCAGAAACCAAGCGGGCCTTTTCCATTTTCCGCGACCCCTTCGATGACCTGCAGTCCCAGGCCGACATGTACGTCAACCCGGACATCCGCTACATCCGCGAAACCATGTACCAGGTCGCCCGGCACGATGGCTTCCTCGCTGTAGTCGGTGAGTCCGGCGCTGGCAAATCGACCCTGCGCCGCGACCTGATCAACCGCCTGAACGCCGAGGGCGCGCCGGTGCTGGTCATCGAGCCCTACGTGCTGGCCATGGAAGACAAAGGCGAGAAAGGCAAGGCGCTGCGCACGTCACACATTGCCGACGCCATCGTCGATGTGGTCGCGCCCCTGGAGCGCCCCAAGTCCAACCCCGAGGCACGCTTCCGCCAGATGCACCGGGCGCTGAAGAACAGCCACGAAAGCGGTTTCCGGCATGTGCTGATCATCGAAGAAGCCCACAGCATGCCGCTGTCGACGCTAAAGCATCTCAAGCGCCTGCGTGAGCTGGAGTCAGGCTTCACCAAGCTGGTCAGCATCATCCTGATCGGCCAGACCGAGCTGAAGGTCAAGCTGTCCGAGCGCAACGCCGAGGTGCGCGAAGTCGTGCAGCGCATCGAGGTAGCCGAGCTGATGCCTGTTCGTCCAGAGCGCCTGGCCGAGTTCCTGGAGTTCCGCCTGGAGCGCGTAGGCCAGAAGCTGGATAACGTCATCGACGCCAGCGGCATCCGTGCGATCGCCGAGCGCCTCACCGCCGCAGGCCGCGACAACTGCAGCCTCCTGTACCCCCTGGCCATCGGCAACCTGATGGTCGCCGCGTTGAACCTGGCCGCGCTGAACGGCGAGCCGGTGGTCAATGACGCTGTAGTGAAGGGGGTGTGAGCCATGGCCATCACCATCGAACAAGTCATGGAACAGGCCAAGGTTTACGCCTCGGCCTGGAGCATGGTCGGCGGGCCGTTCGGCCAGGGCAATCAGTTGCTGCGGGCTCACGAGGAGAAACAGTTCCTGGAGGAGCTGCTCGTCGCCTTCGAAGACCAAGCCCATACCGCTGGGGCCCAGGAGGCGCAGATCGACCTGGCCAAGCCGCTGATCGAGTGGCACCAGCACCGCATTGGCAACCTCGGCAAGTTGCAGCAGGCGGTAGAGGGCACTGAGATCCGCCTCGGCGAGGCTGATGCCAATCCCATCATCCTGCAGGGCGCGATGCTAAAAGGCTGGCGCTTCGCCTTGGCGATTGCCGAGCAGCAGTTCGAGAAGTTTCCGCTGTCCATCGAGCGCAAAGCTCCCACCAGCGACGAGGAGGAGTGACCATGCGCGCTCCCAACGTCATCCCGCTCAGCGCCAAGATCGCCGCCGAGATCTCGATCCAGCACGCGTTGCCAATGTGCACCGTGCTGACCCCTGACCTGGCCGACAAGCTCCGCGCCCTCAACGACATGACCCGCCGCCTGCGCGCGGCTGGCGTGCGCATCGAGGCCGCATCGCCGCTCGACGGCAAGATCTTCATCAACGCCGAGGACTCCGATCAGCTCGCCGCATCGTTCAGCAGTGAGTGGCGCGGCGTGAGCTGGAGCACTAAAGGCGTCCACACCATCAACAGCGTCCGCCTCGGCGGCTGCCAAGTCTGCTGGCTTACGCCAGTGAAGGAGCAGGAGTCATGAGCCTCGAAGCACGCCTGCGCGAAGCGCTGGAGCTGCTCAAACGCAGCGCCGGCTACGCCTCGGCCTATCCGACCATCGGTGGCCACAAGCTCAACGACGAGATCTGCCGCTTCCGCGAGGCGGTACAGGCCGAACTCGAAACCAACGCCCAACAAGCCGAGGAAGAAACCCATGGCTGAGCAAATCGAAATCCCCGAAGGCTTTGTCAAAAACGCCGTTGGCCACCTGGTGCCTGAGCACCAGGTGCGCGAGCACGACAAGCTGCGCGACAGCGTCGCCCGCGAGCTGGCCAACCAGGCCGTGGCCATCAGCGAAGCCCTGGCGGCATTCAAGAAGAAGGCCCTGGCCGATATCGACGACCTGATCGCCATCTCCCTGGAGCGCTACAACGTCAAGCTGGGCGGCAAGAAGGGCAACGTCTCCATCACCACCTATGACGGCGAGTTCAAGATCGAGAAGGCGATGGCTGATCGGCTGTGCTTCACCGAAGAGATCCTCGCCGCGAAGGAGCTGATCTACACCTGCATCCGCAAATGGAGCAAAGGCGCCGACGACGACCGACACCTGATGGCTGTGGTTGATCGCGCCTTTACTGGCCGCAACGGCGAGATCCGCACAAACGACGTACTCAGCCTTCTGCGACTGGAAATCGATGCGCCCGAGTGGAAAACCGCCATGGCCGCCCTCAAGGACGCCATCCAGGTCAACGGCAAGGCCGTCTACATCCGCATCTACAAGCGCACAGGTGATGATCGCTACGAGCCGGTCAACCTCGGCCTGGCGGGGGTGTGACATGGCACTTTCTACCGAAGACCGCGCGCGCCTGATTGATCGCCTGGATCGTAGCTTCCAGGCCATGCCGCGCTGGGTAAAGACCGCGACCAAGCATGCGATGGGCGCGCCCTCGCACCATCCCGAAACCGGCAAGAAGTTCGAGAGCTTTCGTGAGGTCATCGAGGCGGCTGCCGACGAGACACTGCTGATCCTCAAGGAAGACTTCGAGTTCAACGACGACCTGGCGCCGGAGGTTCTGCAATGAAGACCCTCATTCACTTCAAGGACAACGGCCAAGACTTCCTACGCTGGGCTGTCGACGAGAGCGGCGTAGTCACTGACTGCTGGCCGTTCCAGGCCGATGTCTGGAAAGGGCTCAAGGTCACCAACCTGGCAAAACTGAAGGTAGGCGGCGTCGTTGAATACAACCACCACGGACGCCGTGGTTGCATCAGTCACCTGGTGGATGCCGTTGTGCTGCTGGAGCCGGTTCAAACCCGTGTAAAGCTGCAGGGCGACGGCTATATCACCAGCACCATAAAGGGCAAACGAGCGGGCTGCGCCTACGATGCCACGCTGGCTGTGGAGCGCTTGGCTGACAAGCTGTTCCCGAACCATCACAAAACCTTCCAGCGCCTTGAGTGCGTATCCATTGGCAACCTGCACAGCAAGTGGCTGATCGTTCCAGGGGAGGCCTTCTAATGAGCCTCCTTCACGGGAAAGACACCGAAACCACCACGCTGCTGCACGTCATCCAGGCGGCAGAGGCAAGCCAATCCAACCACTTCGAACTGATCAGCCTGGGGCTCGACAGCGGGCGCGATCTGATTCTGGTCGCCGTCCTGGCTGACGACCTGGACGCCACTCGCCGAGTGCTCGAAGGGCTGCAGGATCTGCAGGAGGTGCGCTGATGGGACACCCAATCTTTCACGATGCGCCCTCCAGGGATATGACCAAGGCCCAGGAGCGCCAAGCCGAGCTTGATGCCCAGGTCGAGGCCTTCCTGGCCAAGGGCGGCGAGATCAAGGCCTACGACAACCTCTGCCGCCCGGTTGAGAGTGGTCCGTGGCGCTCGAAGTCGATCAACCCCGAGCAGCAGCTGCCCGTCCAGGCTGCGCCGATCAAGGCTAAGCCGGCAGCTCCGGTAAAGGCGAAGCCGGCGCCCGTTAAGACGGAGGTGCAGCTGGTGCAGACCGAGCGCGGCGAGGTTCGGCTGGCGGAGATTCCGGTACCGGCCTCGATCGCTGCAAGCCCCGACGACGTCTGGAAGCGCCTGCGCAATGACATTGCCGCCACCAAGCGCCGCCTGGACAGGCTTGGGAAGAAGGTGACCGGTCAATGAGCATCTCGAAAGGCGTACTCAGCAAGATCCACATCGCCAAGGGCCAACTGGGCATGGATGACGACAGCTATCGCGCGCTGCTGCGCCGCGTTGCGGGCGTCGAGTCGGCAAAAGACCTGAACAGCCGCCAGGCCGGGCGGCTGATGGTCGAGCTGGAGCGCCTGGGTTTCAAACCGAAGCCCAGCAGCAAGGCAGCGGGCAAACCGCACAACGCCAAGCAGCTCGGGCCCCGCATCGACAAGATCGAGGCTCAGCTCACCGATATGCGCCTGCCTTGGGCCTATGCCGATGCGCTGTCGCGGCAGATGTTCAAGGTCGAGAAGGTGGCATGGCTGAAGAAGGCCGATCAGCTCGACGCCCTGATCGCCGCTCTGCACGTCGAGCAGGAGAAACGCCAGCTTCTCCACCAGGTGGAAGCCCTGTGCAAGCGCCTCGGGGTGGACACTCCAGAGCGCATGGAAGGTTTGGAAGAGCTGCCCGAGGGGTGGCGCAGGCAGCGTCCAATCCTCAAGGCTCTGGTGGATGCCCTGAATGCGGCGGTCAACGCGCAGGAGGGCGACTGATGCAGCTGCAATGTCCCTGCTGCGGCGAGCAGTTTCCGATCGAGGCCGGCTTCGCAGACGCGGACGGCAAGAAGCTGGCGGCAATGCTCGCCGGCCTCGATCCGAAACTCGGCCGGGCGGTGCTCAACTACCTGCGGCTGTTCAGCCCGGCCAAGCGCGGCCTGCGCATGACCCGCGCTATCAAGCTGCTGGAAGAGCTGCTCGACCTGGTCAACGCCGGCACGGTGCAAAAGGACGCCCGCACCAACGACACCAAGCCAGCGCCGCCACGGCTGTGGGTGGCTGGCATCGAGCAGATGCTGATCGCCCGCGAGCGTTTAACCCTGCCACTGGAGAACCACAACTACCTGCGCGCGGTGGTCTACGGCATCGCCAGCGACCCCGCCCAGGCCCAAGCCGCCGCGCCGGCCAAGCCGGCACGCGCGGCCGCCACCAGCCAACAGATCCTGCAGGACGCCCTCGGCCGCATCGAAGCCGATCGCCGCCTGGGCCTTATTAATGAAGAGGAAGCCGAACGCCGCATAGCAGCGGCAAGGGGGAACGCATGAAGATCCGCTCGCAGCAGATCCGCCGCCGTAACTCGATGCTCGGCGACTTGGCCGAACTAGTGGCAGAGGCACTTAGAAACCACGGGGTGAACGATCAACAGGCCGCCAATGAGGCCTCTGAAGAGGTCGCGTTTAAGCTCCATCGTCGCTGGGCTGGTATCACCCTGGTGTTTCCCGCCAACGACGAGCTGGCGCGTCAGCGTCTGGAGCTGCACATAGTCGAGGAGTTCGACGGCACCAACGCTGATCACCTGGTGCGCAAGTACGCTGTGACCGAGAACTTCATTTATAGGACGATGCGCAAGCATCAACAGAAGAAGGCCGACAAGAACCAGCTCGGCCTGTTCGGCGGCGAGGAGTAACCCCCGCGCCGCCGTTTCACCTACGGCAACGGTCTTACAAAACCCGTCCCGCTATTTTCCCCTTCATTCCTTTATATCCCGCCTTTATCGCGCTTTCCCTGTCATATCTTTCTCAAGCCTGCACAACCTCGAACAATAAAAAACGCCGCGATCTTCGCGGCGTTTTTTCGCTTCAGACGTCTTGCTGTAGGCGCTACAAGCTCAGCGCAGTACCGGATCGAACTTGATACGGCGCCCAGCCATCAGCGCAATCAGAAAGCCCAGGCCGAAGACCAGGCCGGCGCCCTTGAGCAGCAGGGTGAAACGCTCTTCCAAGCCGGGGCTCAGCCACAGCAAGGCGAGGCTCGAAAGGGTCATGATCAACAACAGGATGGCACTTCTGGACAT